TCTTCTATAGGCAATAAGCATATAGTATCCCATTCTCTAGTATCAAAATCTAAATAAGGACTACGGACTTCTGATAATAAGTATTTATGTGCTCCTCTATTAAATCTTGGAATTTGATTTTCTGCTAAACTTCTAGCGATTGCAACTCTTTCTTCTGGTGAGTAATAATGAAGATTTACCGCGAAAAAAGAATTTGGTTGGAAGTCTAAAATAAAAGCAAGAGGATACTTATCATAATAAGGCAACTCTCTTCTATACTTTGCCTTATATTCCCATAACATCAAACTATATAATTTTGGAAAAGGACGGACAATATTTTTATCTCTACCACCCATCTCATCAGCATCATCATTTATTTCATCAGTGATCATTGAGTTTGGATTTTTTTCATATTTCATTGAACGTGCAAAGAATATATTAGAACGATACCAATCTTTAGACTTTGATTGCCCTCTTGTTTTAGTTTTTAGTTCTTCAAAAATTGTCTGATAAGCCATTAGACTCCTAGGTTATCTTCTGTGATAATTTGAAATTCCCATCTTCTATCTTCACAAAATTCTTTTGCTGCCTTCCACTTTGCTTGATTCTTAGCATATTCTTTTATTTCATAAAGTTGTTTTTGATTAACTTTTGATCTAATTTTTGGACCATTCACTTGTCTTTTTGGTTTTACTTCAATAAGACTTTCTTTTAACTTTCCATCAGCATCTTTGTACTTTATATAAAAATCTGGAAAGTACTTATGACATCTATTATCTAGTGGTGATATATATGGAATCCATATCTCTTCAGATGACCATTTCATTATATTTTCATTCTTATCACAATAATTCATAAACTTTAATTCCCAAAGAGATCTGTATATTATATTTTTATGATCACCAATATACTTCTCAGAGAATGTAGGTTTGAAATTTCCTTTATAACTCATACATATAATATAGCACCCAGTATTTATTTAGATGGCAGAAAAACCAGAAAGACAATTAAATCGTTTATACCTTGATACTGAAGAACTTACAAAACAATTTAATCCATCACTAACTAATTACTTTAGTGTTTTTATTCCAAACTCAACTTTTGGTGAAGTTAGTAACGATGAAGTTAATATATTTGCTTATGAAGCAGTGCTTCCAGGAACTTCTTTTGAAGTGGGACAAGTTTTCGGTGATAGGCAAGGTATTACAGAAAATTATCCAATCAGAAGAACTTATCCGCCAATTGATGTAAGTTTTTATGTAAATATAGATTATAAATTGATTACTTACTTTGAAAATTGGATTGAATCTATATTCAAAACTGAAAGATCGAATCTCAATTCCAGTTTTGGTAAATTTAAATATCCCATTATTCCCAATGATCCTTTAAAAAGTTGGAAAAAAGATTTGGTAATTACAAAGTTTGAAAGAGATTTTAGGGAAAAGTCAGAACGTCTTAAAAAAGGAGGAATTATAAGAGTTGGAAATAAAATCACTTACAATTTGAAAAATGCATTTCCTGTAAATATAATTTCTTTACCAGTTTCATATTCTCAGACAGATATTTTGAGAACAACTATTACATTTAATTATGATTTTTATACTTATAACCCAACAGTAAACAAATAAAATTCCTAATAAATAATCTTATCTGACTTTAATATTTTAAATGCCCTTACCAAAAATTGTCACTCCAACTTATGAGTTGACTTTGCCTTCAAATAAAAAAACCATTAAGTATCGTCCTTTCTTAGTTAAAGAAGAAAAAGTATTAATTCTTGCAATGGAAAGTGGTGATCCAGTTCAGATCACAAACTCAGTTAAAAATATTTTAAAAGATTGTATTCTTAGCCGTGGAGTCAAAGTAGAGACTCTCCCAAGTTTTGATATTGAATATTTGTTTTTAAATATTCGTGCAAAATCTGTAGGTGAGTCTGTTGAACTTATCATAACTTGTCCAGATGATGATGTAACAAAAGTAGATGTTACTGTGAACATAGATGAAATTCAAGTTGAAATTCCTGAAAATCATAACCCTGAGATTGAAATTGATGATAATGTAAAAATTAAAATGAAGTATCCATCACTTCAAGAATTCGTTGATAATAATTTTGACTTCTCAAAGCCAGATAGCAGTGAAGAAACTATTGACAGATCCTTTGAAATTGTTTCATCTTGTGTTGATATGGTATATACTAAAGATGAGTGTTGGTCTGCTTCAGACTTAACAAAAAAAGAATTAGTTGAATGGCTTCAAACTTTTGATTCTAATCAATTTAAAGGTATTGAAAACTTCTTTGATACTATGCCAAAATTATCACATACTTTAGTTGTAAAAAATCCAAAGACTGGTGTAGAATCTGATATTGTTTTAGAAGGGTTATCCAGTTTTTTCGGTTGATGCTAAGTCATGAAGACTTAGAATCATTTTATAGAATTAATTTTGCCTTGATGCAGTATCATAAATATTCATTAACTGAGATTGAAAATATGATTCCTTGGGAGAGGGATATATATTTAACTTTACTTGAAAATCACATTAAGGAAGAAGAAGAAAAATCATCAAGGAAGCAGAGTCTTTAATCAATGGATACTAAAGATCTTATTAATTTTAAGAAACAGAGAATCGAGGAGGAAATTCAGAAGATTATTCCCCCTGGATTCTCTTGGTCTGCTTATCCTACGGAGAAAGAAAGGCAAAAATATAGTCCAAACAGAAGTGTAGCAGAAGAAAATTGGAGAGAATTTTTAGGTCAAGATCTTGACTTAATAATGCAAGTTGGTTATGTTAAACCAACAAATCCAGAATATGCAAAGGCAATTGGAAATTTAAGATATTTTGGAGGAAAACTTAGTAACTACAAAGATTTTATTAATAGTGGACCATTCTTCAAAGATCCAGAAGGTTCAAAAAACTTTGAAGAAGCTTGCGATTATATTGTTAGGTTTTATGATCTTACAAAAATAATTGTAAGAAGAGCAGAAGAAGAGCAAAAAGCTTCATTAAAAAGAAAAAATTTAAAAGAAGAAGAAAAAAAAGAAAATCAATCATCAGAGAAGCAAAAAAAAGCAACAAAATTTATATCTGGTGCAACTAATTTTCGTCCAGGAAAAAGAGTAACAATAAAGTCTACAAAATTAAGTGGAATAATTCCTAAGAAACCTATACCCAGTACAATTCTAGATAAAATATCAAAACCTGCAGAAGAATCAAATGTAGAAGAATCAAATGTAGAGGATAGTATTGATGCTCCAAAAAGAGTTGTATCTGTTTTCGGAAAGTTAACTCTGGATTTAGTTCAGATTAATGATAACTTAGATAAAATTAGAGAAATTATTGTAGAGGATTATAAGAGAACCAAAGAAAAAAATAAAGAAGAAACCAAAGATTTTCGTAAGAGAGTTGCAGAGCGCAGTAAGAAGATTGGTAAAAGAGAACTTGGTAATAATAAAAAAGATCTAAAAGGCATTGTTAAAAAATATACTGGTAGTTTCTTTAGTGGTACTGGTGGTGCTATTCGAGCTTTATCATTATTTAAAATGGTTGAAGCTCTTGTTAATGGGAATCCAATTGATGCACTTGGACCTCTTCTTGGAATTGGTGCAACATACTTACCAGCAATAGCACAGGCTATTGGTGGAATTATTGCAGCTAAAGTTATTGGTGGAATATTTAGACCTGGAAGGGGCGTTCCTGGAAGAGGTTTACCTAGAAGAGGATCTCCTAGAGGGGGAGTTCCTGGAAGAGGTTTACCTAGAGTTGGTAAATTTAGTAAACTTCTTGCTTTGGGTGCTGGATCACTTGCTTTAGGTGGGGCATTTATTAATAAAATTAATAAAGATGACGATTCAAGTATACAAAAAAAACTAGACGAAATTAATAAAGAACAAAAAGAATCAATATCTCCAGAAGATTTAAATCAAATTCCTGAAAGTGATTTGAAAAAATTTAAAAGTTTAAATAATAAATTTGAAGAATCTTTAGATTTCTTGATGAAATCTATGAAAGATGAAAAGAAAAAAAATGAAGACAACAATAATAAATCTTCAGGTTCAGCACAATCAAGTTCTGGAGGATTAAATCCTGGTGGAGGAGCGCAAATTCCTGAAGAATTACTTAATTCTGATATGAATCCGAATATGGCAGGATATTTAACTCGACTTTCTTACTTAGAAACTCGTATAAGAAATATTCCTAATCAACAAAGATCTGGAGCAGAAGGATTTTTTCAAGCTAAGGATCCCTTTACTGAAGAAGCAATTAGAGATTCTGGAGGACTTTCTCCTCGTTCTTCAAATTTTGCTACTGCTTCAAAATCAGTTATGGCTTGGATATATAAAAATAAGAGAGCAGCATATGATGCAATTTTAGAGGGAGATTATGACAGTGCAGATAGATTATTGAAGGACGTTTGGCCATCATTACCAGGAACAGATCAATCGCAAGAGGAAGCGGTTCAAATTAAAGCTAGAGAATATCTTAAGGGTGGAAGATCTTACTCTAGAAATATGACTAATGATACAATTAGTCAAACTAGAAGAGAATTTCCAAGTGTTGAAACTTCTCCTTTATCTTCTTCCCTAACAGTTCTTCCAGTTCCAATTCAACAAAAATCTGAAAAACTTCCGGCATCAACAACTGATGCAGGAAATTTAGTTGTTAACAATGTTTCTACAACATATTCTGATAATTATTATTCTTTATATTCTAAGTTAATATATCAAATTGTGTAATATATGAAAGATACTATTTTAAAACCAAATAAAACTAAAAAAGTTACTCCAAAGGTTACTGCAAAAGTAACAAAGATTAGTTCTATTTTAGATTTTTCCAATAAGGCAAAAAAAAGTTCTATAAAATTAAGAAAAACTTTTGAGAAAGGAATTTATCAAAAGAGAACACAACTTTCAATTTTAGATAGATATAAAAAAAGATTAGATCAAATTGAAAAGGAAGATGAAAGGGCGACAAAAAGGAAATCGAAAAGAAAAGTAAAACTTCCTCAAATTAAAAAATTTGCTGGAAACTTTTTTAGTCCTGGATCATCAGATGATCCACTTAAAGCAATAGGAGCTCTAGCAGCATTTAAGGCAGCAACTAGAGCTTCTTCTGGAGATTTAAGTGGAGCGATTCCTCCAGCATTAATCGCCGGACTTATGTTTGGGGCACCTTTAATCGGTGGTGCAGCAGGTTCTTTACTTAATAGAAATAGAAAAATACCAAGAGGATTTGATGTAACTGGTAGAAGAGTTTCTCCTAGATCTAGAGAAAGATATAGAAGAAGATTTGGAGATAAAAATTTTAAGAATAGATTTGGACAAGATGAGTTAAGAAGGTCGAAAAATAAAAGTCCTGTAAAGAATATAGGTAGAGGTAGTAGAGTAGCAAAGTCTTTTGGAAAATTTGGAGCAGCAATCGTTCCCGGTTTGGGTGCAGTTGTTGGTGCTGCTGATGCTACACTTAGAGCCCAGTCTGGAGATGTTACTGGATCAGCTATTGCTGGAGTATCTGCAAGTTTAGATGCTGCAGCTGCAGCTAGCGCAGCAACAGGAATAGGATTACCAGTTGCTGGATTACTTTCAATAGGATCTTTTGCATTAGATCTTGTAAATTTGTCTAGAGATTTGTTTGGATTTAGTGAAAGAGAAGAAGAAAAAAATAAAAAATTAGAAGAAGAAAATAAAACTCCTGAAGATAGACTTAAGGAGCAAACAGAAAAACAGAAATCTATTGTTGAAAGTTTAAAGTTAGATAAAAATAAACTTACTTTTGGAAAAACTTTGGAAAGTTATTCGAAAGCAATTGAAAAATTTGAAGAATTTTCAAAACAGTTTTCATATAAAATTAGTCCTGATCCTGAGAAAGGTATAAACTATCCAAATGTAAGAAGATTAAATTCAACAGAAGCATACAGAGGTCCTATCAGTGGAGAGACATTTTTCCCACTTCCTGGTGGTCAGGAGGGACAGCAATCTAATCAACAGTTTGGAGCATCTAGAGGAACAAGATCTCATAAAGGATTGGATATGGTTAAATTTACGGGAGATTTATCTGCTCCAGTTGTTGCATTTAAAACTGGAAAGGTCATAGTATCAGAAACTAACGGATATAACGGATATGTTATATTAAGTCACGGTGAAGGATTGCAGACAATGTATTACCATATAACTCCTTCAGTTAATGTTGGTGATATTGTTTATGGTGGACAGCAACTTGGAACATTATATCCAGTCGGTCAAAATACTCACCTACACTTTGAGGTTATAGAAAATGGTACAAATGTAGATCCTAAACAATTTGGAACTGGTAAAAATAAAATTACAACTCCACTATCAAAAGAAAGAGCAAAAAAAATATCGGAGAAAAAAGAAAAACCTGAAGAAAAACCTGAAGAAAGTTCTATTAATGAATTTAAAATTGATGGGAAAAAATTCTACAAAGGATCAGATAACAGATATTATAAAGAATCTCAAGATGATAAAGTAGTTCTTACTGAAGAAGAATTTAATGAATCAAAAGAAAAATATATGAGAATGAATAAAAATAAACAAAGAAGTGTTTCAACTTTACCTAGAGGGAGAAATATTGAACAATACCCATCATACTCTCCAAGTACAATGCAAAATCAGGTAATACCAGTTTCAATACCAATACCAAGTCAGCAACCAAAAACAATTATTCAAAATTCTTCTCAACCTTTATTGATAGGAGGTTTAACTGAAGAAGAAGTGTTAAATAGTTACTATAAGAGAGTTCTTCTCAACACACTAGTATAATGGCATCATATTTTAATTACAAAATTCAGGAATTTATAATTGAGTCTTTAGATCAATCTCGCTCTATTGATGCTACTAGTTGCATATCGGAAATAAAATATTACGAAGATTTATTCTCACCATCAGTGTTCATTTCTATGGTTCTTGTAAATACTGATGGACTTTTGTCTTCTCTTCCAGTTAGAGGAGGAGAAAGAGTTAGATTGAAAATTGATCAAGAAGCAACTCAAAAATCAATTACTATTAATGAAACAAAAAATACATATTATATTTACAAAGTTTATGGATCTACATCACAATCTACGAGAGAAACTTTATTAGTAGAACTAGCTCCATCTGAATTGTATACAAATGAAACTTCAAGAGTTTTTAATCGTTATCCAAAAAGAGAAGGTTCAGTAGAAAATATCAGTGACTCTGTAAGAAAGATATTAGATGATGTTCTTAAAACTACTAAAAATAAAGATATAGAACCAACATTCAATAGTTACTCATTTTACGGAAATTCTAAAAAACCATTTAATGTTTTGACTTGGTTATGTCCTAAGGCAATACCTAAGATTGGAAAATCTTCACCTACTGCAGGAACTGCCGGATTTTTATTTTATGAAAACAAAAATGGATACAATTTTAGAAGTGTAGATTCTTTAATAACTGGATTGCAAGAAAGTTCTGGAAATGCAAAAAAATATGAAAGATATTTTTATACTGAGAATGTTAATGCACCTGCTTCTGAAGATCAAAATTTTAAGATCTTAACGATCCCTAAATTTGAAAAGAATGTAAATATTTTTGAAAATTTAAGAATTGGAATGTATTCAAGTGTGAATTACTTCTACGATGTTAATACTCGTATTCCATCTTTTTATAACTATAAACTTACTGAAAGTTATGATATTATGAAACACTCATCAAAGAGTAATGAAAAACCGAAAATACCAAATGGACTTGAAAATTCTCCTTCAAGACTTATGGTAAAATTAATTGATAATTACTCCTTGGATAAATTATCACCATCAGGAGATTTGAGAGATTTGAAAGAAAAATATCAATCACAATCAGTAGCAAGATATAATCTTGCTTTCAGTCAAACTATAAATTTTACAGTACCACTTAATTTAAATCTTACAGTTGGAGATGTTATAGAGTTAAATATAGGAAAGATTACAAAACAAGAAAAAGAAAGAGATGAGAAAAAGTCTGGTCTTTATTTAATAAAAGAACTTGCACATTCCTTTCCTGCTAATGACAATAAAGGATATACAGGACTAAAACTCATTAGAGATTCTTATGGAGTACAGCAAAAATGATGTTAGAAAATACGTTAATTAATCCTAATTTTGCAGGAAGAGATGGTTTTAAATGGTTTATTGGACAGATTGCTCCAAATGTCTCAAATGTAAATGAGATTGAAGAGGCAAGAGGTGGACTCCGTTGTAAGGTTAGAATTCTTGGTTATCATCCTGCTGATAATAGAGTTCGTGATGAAGATCTTCCTTGGGCTCACGTTTTAGTTCCACCCAGTCTTGGTACTGGTGAGGGAAACTATTCTGCTCTTGGATCTGTACAACCAGGAAGCACTGTATTTGGATTCTTTTTAGATGGGGATGATGGTCAACAACCAGTAATTGTTGGTGCTTTTTATTCTGGATCAGATATTGAATCTGTTTTAACTTGGAATAGGATATTATCTCAAGGAACTTCTGAATTTAATCCATTTTCTCCTAGTCCTAAAAAGATTATACCTCCAGCAACAACTCCAATATCTCCTTCAAATGAAAATACTGGTGCAGATAGAGGTGCTTCTTCTAAGGATGGTAAAGTAATTGATAAGGAAAGAAAGAAAAAACAAACTATTCTAGGTGCAAAATGTGAAGTCTCCGGAGTTTTTGTTGAACCAATTTTAAAATGTGAGACTTCTTCTGGAACTTTATCTAGAATTACAAATCTTCTTAGAAATTTTATAAGGATTGCAAATACTGTTAAAGATGCAATTAATTTTTACGTGAATCCAGTTTTAAATCAAATTACTAATATTCAAAGTGAAATCAAATTAATTGCAGATGCAATTGCTGATTTGATTATTTTTATACTTAAACGAGTTAGAGATAGAATTATCTCTATTATCTACAAACTTTTAAAACAATTTTTAGATAATTTACTTCCAGCAAATCTTAAATCTATTAAAGAACTTGCTGCTGATCAAGCAGTTAAGCAAATATGGTGTGTATTTGAAAAAGTTGCAAAAAAAATCTCTAAGTTTATTTTTGATTTTCTCTTCAATATCTTTGAAGATATTATAAGTTTTCCTGTATGTGCTGCTGAGGCATTTTTAGGAACTATTTTAGGATCAGCTGTAAATGAAATTACTGATTCTATTCAAGATACTTTAGATGAAGTTACATCATCTCTAAATGGAACTATCCCTACAGTATTATCTATTTTAGAGCAAGTAATTAATGCTTCTGCAAGTGCTGTTACTTTCTTATCTTGTGAAGAAAATCAATGTACTCAGCAATATGCTTATGAATTAAATAAAGGATTTTTACCAGAACCGGGCGAAGGATTTAAAAATGTAGTTAATTTCTCTGCTTCTCAAGGAATAAGAAATTTGTCAGAAGATGCGAAAGCAGGCATATCTTCATTTTTGGGGGACATAGACCAAACTGGAGATTGTAGCGTTACAAATTTAAATTGTATTATTCCAAAAGTTTCAATTTTTGGTGGTGGAGGATTTGGTGCATCTGGAGAATCTGTTGTTAATTCACTTGGTCAAATCATTGGAGTTAATGTATTGAGTGGTGGTGTTGGGTATGATTCCAATCCTTTAATTTCATTTGATGATCCTTGCAACTTAGGTAGTGGAGTTAAAGCAGTTTCTAGAATTAATAGTTCAGGAGAAGTTGAAAAAATTATAATTACAGATCCAGGATTAAATTATCTAGGATCCCAATCTCAATTGGATATAGAATCAAAAACTGCTTGTGATGTAAATCCAGTAACTGAAAATGGATCAGAAGTATTTGGAACAATAGATGAAGTAATTGTTGTAGAACCTGGATTTGGATATACAAATTCAGATAAAATATCCGATTCTTCTTGTAATACTGATATTGATTTGGTTGCGAATGTTGATGATGAAGGAAGAATTATTTCCGCAACTATTAGAAATCCAGGAACAGCAATTAGAGTATTCCCAGAACTTCAGATAAATAGTGAGAATGGTCAAGGAGCAGTTCTTTTACCAGTGCTTAAATTTAATAATAAACCATCAGATCCAACATCTGTCAAAGATTTTGCTTTTGTTGAAACTGATACCACTAAAGTCAATAACGTAGTTCTTTGTGGAGAAGATAATGAGTAAAGACGGATTTGTATTTAATGATCCAGAATTTGGAACGATTTATATTGGAGAGGATGACTCCAATAGAAAAAGACAAGTACAAATTAGTTCAACATCTGGAGCAACTGTAAAGTTATTTGAAAATGGTGGATTTGAAATTCAAAGTCAAAAACCATTAAAACCTGATGATCTAGCAGATCATATCGTAAGTCGTCAAAGTCAAGGTCTAAAAATTGTATCTGAAAATGGCGGAGACATTGATATTAGAACTGAAGGTAAATTTACAGTAAAGGCAAGTGAAATTGCATTTGAAGCAACAAATCAAAAAAGTGATTTTATTATAAAGTCAAATTCAAATATAAGAATGGACGCTGGTGATACTTTAAAAATTACAGGTTCTAATGTTGGAATTGGTGCAAGGAATAAGATGGTTATTCGTTCTAGAGGTGGTATTTTTACCTCAGATATAACATCTATTTCATCAGGAAATTCTCCATTAATTCCAACAAGTCTTTCGGGACTTTTTAATAAAATAGTAGAAAACTTACTTTTTGATATAGTATAAAAATGTCTTACATCGATCAATTACAATCTGGAATTGTTCAAATTGGGGATGCTCCAGTACCACCAGTATCATCAATAGATATTTGGCCATCTTTAGATCCAACAAAACCATTCTCTGCTCAGAATTGGGGAGTTTCAAATTTTGTTGGTGCTCATCAACAAATCGGAGTTCATCAAGGTGTAGGAGCACACCTTTTAAATGGACTTACATCTTTAATTGGTTTCAAAACTGCAGTTGGTGGTGAAGTTAAAGCACAACCAAAAAGCATTAGTGCTTCACCTAAAATAAGTTTATCCTCACCTCTTGGAAAATTAAATGGATTTTTTACATATAATGGTTCAAATATATGTGCTCCTTGCCCATCGGATAAAAGTGCAAAAATTAATATTAAACCACTTGAAAGTTCACTAGAAAAAGTCCTAAGATTGCAGGGAGTTTCCTTTGGTTGGAATTCTGAAGTAGTTCCACAAAGAGCAAAATCTCAGAAAAGTTCTATTGGTTTAATTGCACAAGAAGTTGAAAAAATAATTCCAGAAGTTGTAGTTGAAGAAATGATAGAAGATAATAAATTAAAGACAATAGAATATGGAAACCTTACTGGTCTTTTAGTCGAGGCAATAAAGGAACAGCAAGATCAAATCTCAGCACTCAAGGAGACAGTTCAGGAACTGTCCAATAGGCTTGCCAACCACCCATTCTAGTGCTATGATAAGTAGGTGAAGAACCACTTACGATAAATATGCAAATTGACCGAGACCAACTGAAAGATCTTCAAGATATTCAAGAAGACGTTGCTCAATACTTTACTGATTCTTATATTGTTAGTGGAGAAACATATTGGACTTGTTTACAGTGTCTTGCAGAAACCAAACTTGCAGAACTTCGTGGTGAACTTGTTTATGATTCTTGACTTAATTTGAATTTTATGTTATTATTTCATTGTCCGTGTGAAGGAAGTTTCTAGGAGAAATAAACTTCTCCTTTTTATGCGAGTATGGCGGAATCGGTAGACGCACCAGACTTAAAATCTGTTGACCATTGCGGTCGTGGGAGTTCAAGTCTCCCTACTCGCACTTATAAAAATTCATCATTTTCTGGATCATTAAGTACTTCTAAAATATTATTACTTGATTGAATAGATGCATTGATTTCTGATTTAGCTTGTTCATATGAATAGTTTTGAAGTTCATAATCAGATCTACCTTTCTTTAAAAAATTTACAGTTTCAATTAAATCATCCCTTTCATTTCTTATTGGCGGAATTTGATTTTCTAATTCTGATATTGAATCTGCATATCCTGCACAAGAATTAGAAGGTATTAAGCAAAGTAAACCATTACATTGATTAATTGGTCCAAAATAACTTCCTATAGAAACTTGTACAACTTCATTGAAAGTTCCTATTCCAATATTTTCTGAAGTAATATCACCTTCAGTTCCTTCAAATGGATTATCTCCACTATAAGTATATCCCTTATATTTGAGTTGATCCTTAAATACAGTGACTGTTGTAAACCCTGGTGGACTATCTTCAAAAATTCCAGTTGTTCCGCAACCAACTGCATTTGCAGCTTCACCTAAATCTAAAATTTCTCTTTGCAATACAACAATATCAGAATTTAGTTCTAATATTTTAGTGTCTAATTTTTTAATTGAAAATGTATAGTTATCTATAATTTCATCTTGACCCCAAATCCTAAGTGTTTCAGTTTCCCCAATACCTGTTTTTAAAGTATATCCTTTTTGTACAAAATTGATCTGTTCTATTTGCTTACTATCTAAAGATTTCTTTTGATTGTAAAAGTTAATTAAGTCTTGAGTTTGAGTACTGATTGCCATAATTTAAATACTAATGAATTTATTTATTGATAAATAAGACAGAAGAAATATTGTAGGATAATCTAAGAATGGCTTTAGCTAGATTAGAAAATTTTCTGAAAAATTTAAAGGGCACTGTTCTCTATGTAGATTCGGGGCAGTTAGATGCAACAGATTCTATTGACAATAGAGGTAACTCTGCTATAAGGCCATTCAAAACAATTCAAAGAGCTTTACTTGAAGCTGTTAGATTTTCCTATTTAACTGGCGTAAATAACGATATATTTAATCAAACTACAATCGTTCTTTCTCCTGGAGATCATTATATTGATAATCGTCCAGGTTATTATGTAGAAGAAACAACAATTAAAACTTTTTCTGGATCTATAACAGCAATTGAAGAACTTTCATTGGAAAGTAATTTTGATATTGAGGATCCTAATAATGTTTTATATACTTATAATAGTATAGAAGGTGGTGTTATAGTTCCTAGAGGAGTTTCAATTGTTGCAGAAGATATAAGAAAAACAAAAATTCGTCCTAAGTATGTACCAAATCCAAGTGATGATTTAATTGATAGATCTGCAATTTTCAGACTAACTGGTGGATGTTATATTTTTGGATTTAGTATATTAGACGGTGATCCTAACGGAGCAGTTTTTTCAAATCCATCTTCAACAGCACAAGTTGTACCATCATATTCTCACCATAAATTAACAGCTTTTGAATACGCTGATGGTAAAAATAAACAGAAAAAAGGTGGAGTTGATCTCAATAAAACTGATCTTGAAATGTATTATTATAAGATCAGTTTAGGATATGGAAATGCTGCTGGATCTCCAAATATCATCGATGGTTATGATAACCTCCAACCAAATCCAGAAGAAAATAAAATTGTAGGTGATTTAGGTCAAGGATCTATTGAAATTTCTAGTGTAGTTTCAGGAGATGGTTCAAATGGTACTAATGTTATTACTGTAACTACAACTACTGATCACGGATTATCTCCATTTGCTGCAATTTTAATATCTAATGTTGGTGGAAGTGATGAACAGAGAGCAGAATACAATGGACCTTTTACTGTATCTCAGATTGTTAGTGATACAGTCTTTACTTACAGAGTTCCTAATACACCACTATCGTCTTTAAATCCTACAATAGTTTCTGGTGATGATGGAAGTTCTGTTACTATAGTATCTGATACTGTATCATCAGCATCTCCATATGTATTCAATTGTAGTCTAAGATCTGTTTTTGGAATGTGTGGACTTCACGCAGATGGATCTAAGGCTACTGGATTCAAGAGCATGGTTACAGCTCAGTTCACTGGAATCTCTTTACAAAAAGATAATAATGCTTTTGTTTTATATGATGAGGATACTGGAACTTATCAGTTCCAAAGTGCATTTGGAACTAGTAAATTTTTATATCAAGATTCCAAATCAAGATATCGTCCAGAGTATGAAAGCTATCATATAAAAGTTTCTAATAATGCCTTTATTCAGTGTGTAAGTATTTTCGCAATTGGATATGCAAAACAATTTATTGCTGAAAGTGGTGGAGATCAATCTATAACGAATTCTAATTCAAACTTTGGAGCAATTTCTTTATTCTCTGATGGTTTTAGAGACTTTACATTACCTAAAGATAATTGTGGTTACATTACACATATCATACCTCCAAAAGAAATTTCTATTAATGAAGATGAAATTAGATGTATTGCAATTGATCGTACAGTTACTACTGCTCAAGCATCTGCAAATGGTAACACAAGAGTATACTTAAAAGATTTTAATAGTTTATTAGATCCTCCAAGCAATAAATTTAGAAATTTTACTGTTGGTGCAAAAGATTCTGATCAAATTTTTTATCGTGCATCTGGAACTGAATACTCAGCTACAATTTCCCCAAATAATAAATTAGAATTTAATATTAGTAGTATTGATACAACAGATGGAACTATAACATTATCTTCAAGTTTTGATGTTGGAACTAACTCTGGTATTAGCACTAGTCAAAAGGTTAGAGTAATATCAAAAGATGGTGATCTTCCAGATGGACTAGAACCAAACAAAGTTTATTTTGTAAACAATGACATTGATGCAGTTAACAATACTTTAAAAATTTCATCCAATTTTTTAAACTCAACTAGTAATGTTGTTTTAGATATAAAAAATGAAACTGGTGTTGCTAATGAAAATTTAAAATTAGTAACAAGGGTAAAAGATAGATTACCAAATGATGTTGCATCACCAATTAAATGGGATGATACTGAAAGTCAATGGTATATTGAAATAGAAGCAAATAGTAATTTTATATCTAATTTAGATCAAGATTATATTTTCTCATTGAAGAGAATAATTGATACTCGTTCTGACGATGATAAGTCCTACAGGGCAAGGATAGTAATTCCTAAAGAATTTGAAAATGCTTCCAAACCAACTACAGGATTCATTATTCAAAATACTTCTTCAGATTTATCTTCTGTATATTCTTCGGATCAAGAATTAACATCACTAAAAGAATTTAGAAATAAAAATATAATTATAGATGCTTGGGAATCCTCAGGAACTGCAAATGTAATTACAAGAAATCCACATAAATTGAGTGTAAATAGTTTAGTTGAAGTTTATAATTTAAAAAGCGATAATGAACCAAACCCAGTTGGATTAGGATCAGGAACTGGATTCAATGGATCATTTAGAGTTTCTTCTGTTGAGAGCGAAACTCAGTTTTCATATTCTTTACCAAGCGGTGTAAGTCCTGGTGGAATTTCAACTGTTTCTGGATCTGCAAGTAATTGGTTAGATCAAGGAAATTGTGATTCTTCAACTTTCAGATCTCCACCATATACAGTTGATTCTAGTTCTAGAAGTAATCTTCCTTATTTTATTTGTAAGGAAGTTCCATCAGCATATCAATGCTTTAAAGTTGATACTATTCAAGAATTTTCTCCAGGATCTTCGGATGGTGTTTATTACGCAACTTTAAATTCTTTTACAAATACTCCATCTGTATCTCCTTTCAATGACTCAAGTATAAAATTCTCCCAAAGTATTGAAAATCTATATCCTCAAATTGATGTAGATAATCCTATAGCAGATCCTCTAGAAACAAGTACAGTTGCATCTAGAAAAACTATTGGAAAAGTAGAAGTTAATGATATCGAAAATAGTACTACAAAAGAATCGACTATAGAATTCTTAAAAGATTATGGACTTTCTAATAAAGTTACTAATATAAATTTATCAGGATCAAATTGTACTTTAACTACAGAAATTAATCACGGATTAAGAGGTATTCAACAAATTGCCACCTTATCTGCTCAATCTGCAACTGGTTTTATAGATGGGACTTGGTATGATATACCAGTTTGTCCTAATGATTCTTCTACTATAGGTAGAGGGGCAAAAGTTGATATAACTGTTAGTGGTGGAGAAGTAACTAGTGCAAATGTTTCTTACCCTGGAAGTGGATATGAACAAGAAAGTATTGTCCAAGTTAGGGGAATTCCACATACATCAACAGAAGGTGCAGTGGCTGTATTGAGAGTAGATTCTGTTTTAAACAATCCTGCCGATGGTATTCAAATATTTAATGCAAAACATAATGAAAACAATGGATTTTTTGAAATTGTAAGTATAACTCCTAATACAATTACTTATAAAAATTCATCTGGATCTGATGAATCCGGTTCACCAGCAATTTTTATACCATCAGGAGCAAGAAATACTATTTCTTCTATCGATACAGACGGAAAAATAACAACAGATAAAAGAAATTCATTCACTGTTGGAAGTAAAGTTTATTTCCCACGTATTAATAAATCATTTAATGTAGTTTCAACATCAACTTTAAGGGTATTTAAAACTGATGCAGATGCATCTTCCATATCATCTCTTCAAAATGGTGACAATGTTTACGAAGTATCATTATCTCCATCATTCAGAGATAGTAATTCTTCAGCAGAAAATTTATCATCTAGACAATATCCACTATTCACTGGAGTTTATGTTAGATCTTCCACTAGTGCTTCTGGTGAACTTTCTTCTAATGATACTTCATTTAGACTTATATCATCCTTAGGATTTTTCCCTGGAGATTATATACAAGTTGAAGAAGAAATTATGTATATATCCTCCATAGCAGGATCTACTTTAAATATAGTTAGAGGATTATTTAATACAAAACCATCTGAACATAAGCCAAATGTTTTAGTCAGAAAAATAAATCCACTTCCAATAGAATTGAGAAGAAATTCAATTCTACGTGCTTCAGGACACACATTTGAATACACTGGATTTGGTCCAGGTAATTATTCTACAGGATTACCAACAAATCAGGATAGAGTTTTAAGTGAGGATGAATCTTTAATTTCTCAAGCTTTACCTAGTAAAGGTGGATTAGTTTTATATACTGGAATGAATAGTGATGGAGAATTCTTTATTGGTAGGAAGAGAATTAATGCTCTAACTGGAGAAGAGGTTTCTATATCAGTTCCTGCAACTGAAAATATTAATAGTGGTAAAACAACTTTTTCTGATGAATTAGAGGTAACAAAATTTATAGTAGCTTCTGAATTAGATGCTTCTACTGCAAAAATTACTGCAGATACTCTAGAGGTTTTAAAAACAATAACAACTGAAAATTTAATTGTTAATGAACAAATAAATTCTAAAAATATAAATTCTTCAGGAATTGTTACTGCAACTACATTTGTTGGTCAAGGAACAATACCTATTGGTGGAATTGTTATGTGGTCTGGATCAGTTAGCGAGATATCAACTCTAACTGGATGGGAATTATGTGATGGAGTTGATGGTAGACCTGACTTAAGAGATAGATTTATTGTTGGTGCTGGAAGTAATTACAATCCAAATGATACTGGTGGTTCAGCAGATGCAGTTGTTGTTGAACACAATCATGATATTAGAGATGGTTTAAATGATGAAGGTCACTCTCACGGATTATCAGGAAGAGCACTACCACCAGATCTTGCTTCTGATATAAATGCTGCTTTAGCAAATATTATTGATGATGATTGGCAAGGGGATTCAGTAAATTCAGTAGAAGGACAGGCTTCACCAAACCTTACTAACATTGCAGTCCTTGATAGGGGTGAGTCTGGAGTCGGGAAAAATCTTCCACCATATTATGCTTTAGCTTTTATAATAAGAGTTTCATAAATATCTCTATAATGGAGCAGTAGAATTAAATGTCAATACTAGACAATTTTTTCAAAGTTAAAGTTGGTTTAGGTGTTGGAACAGATACTCTATACGCTAATGCTGTAGATAAAAATGTTGCAATAGGAGATACGGATGCTGACTACAAATTAGATGTTTATGGAACTGTATATGGTGATGCAGATCTATTAGTTAATCGTGACGTTGGAATTGGTACAACAGTACCACTTCAAGAACTAGACGTAAGAGGTGTAGGAATATTTTCTACTGGTGTTGGAATTGGAACTACTAATCCAGTACAACTTTTACAAGTATCATCTGGAAGTTCTATAATTGTAGCTACAGGATTTGGAAGTTTTGGTATTGGAGTAACAAATCCTATACAAAAATTTCAAGTAAATAATGGTAAAGAAGGAGTATATATTAATGAACAAGGATTTATAGGTGTTGGAGTTGAAGAACCAATATATGATTTTGAATTAAAATCTACTGAAACTGACACTGATTTTGTAATTACTGGTGAGGGTTTAGTTGGTATTAATACTTTTGAACCAGAGTTTGATTTAGATATTAATGGAGAATTGAGAGTTGGATTCGCTACAATCACTAATGAATTTGTAGGTGTTTCTACAATTGGTTTTGCTACTATTACTGATGCATTTATAGGAGTTGCTACTGTAGGTTTTGCAACTATTACTAATGAATTTGTAGGTGTTTCTACAATTGGGTTTGCAACAATCACTGATGCATTTATAGGTGTATCTACAATTGGTTTTGCTACTATTACTGATGCATTTATAGGAGTTGCTACTGTAGGTTTTGCAACTATTACTAATGAATTTGTAGGTGTTTCTACAATTGGGTTTGCAACTATTACGGATGCATTTATAGGAGTTGCTACAGTTGGTTTTGCAACTATTACAAACGAATTTGTAGGTGTTTCTACTATTGGTTTTGCTACTATTACGGATGCATTTATAGGAGTTGCTACAGTTGGTTTTGCAACTATTACAAACGAATTTGTAGGTGTATCTACAATTGGGTTTGCAACAATCACTGATGCTTTCATCGGAGTTGCTACAGTTGGTTTTGCAACTATTACAAACGAATTTGTAGGTGTATCTACAATTGGGTTTGCAACAATCACTGATGCTTTCATCGGAGTTGCTACAGTTGGTTTTGCAACTATTACGGATGCTTTCATTGGAGTTGCTACTGTAGGATTCGCTACAATCACTAATGAATTTGTAGGTGTATCTACAATTGGGTTTGCAACAATCACTGATGCTTTCATCGGAGTTGGAACTGTAGGATTTGCAACTATAACTGATGCTTTCATCGGAGTTGGAACTGTAGGATTTGCAACTATAACTGATGCTTTCATCGGAGTTGGAACTGTAGGATTTGCAACTATAACTGATGCTTTCATCGGAGTTGCAACTATTTTCAGAGAAGATGTAATTGATTCGGAAATTGAAAATCTTCTTGTTACTGGAATTACAACTACAAATAAATTAGATGTTGGTATTGGAGCAACACTAGCTAAATTTGAGAGTCTTGGTATAACTTCAGTTTTTGCATTAGATGATAGTTTAGTAAAAAATATTGAACCAATTGTTGGTATCGGAACAACAATACCAACTAGAACTTTAGATGTTGCTGGAGATTTAAGAGTTCGTGGAGAAATTATTGATGCAAATAATCACGTTGGATATGCTTTCTCTGTTCTTTCATCGAAAGGAAATCCAGGAATTACTGATAGATTTTTTGATGCTGCAAATCTATTAGTAAGAAATAAAGAATTTATTACTGAAGAAATTGTAGGTTTTATTACATCGACAGATGGTCTATTTGGTATATCTGGACCAAACTTTGATTATGGTCCAGTCGGAGTAGAAACTGGAAGAGCGAAATGTAAGAGAGATCTTGGAATTATTATTGATGCAGTTGCTTTTGACATTACTAGAGGTGGTAACTCACAATCTGTTGGAGCAGGAGTATCATATACTTTAGGAAACTTTTTAGAATCAACTAGTCCAGCACCATCAGGACTTTCTGGATTCCCAGGAGGATATGTAAAATTTGCAACACTTGCTGGAATTAGTTCTATAGCATATTATGCACAGCTTATTGTCAATAATTCTACTCCTCCTAAATCATTTCAATCTGGAATTACTACTGTTTTCCAATTAAAAGATCTTACAATAACAGCAGATGGTGATAGTAATCAAAATCCTGCAGGATGTGCAAATGTTGTATCTGCAATTCATACTGCTGTAGGAATTGTAACAACAATCGTAAATAATAATGGACTCGATGGTACTGGAATTAGTACAAATCTACCATCAGGAGAATTAGAGTGGAAAGCACCAGGACCTTTAATTGGAAATGAATATTTTGTTAACAAATTTGGTAGCGATTTAAATAGTGGAGATAGTCCAGGAGATGCATTTTTAACTATTAAGAAAGCGGCATCAGTTGCAGAACCAGGAGATACGATTAAAGTTTTTGCTGGTCTTTATATTGAAGATGCTCCAATTAGTTTAAATGAAAGAGTCGCTGTTGTTGGAGAAGATCTAAGAAGAACTCTTGTTTCAACTAGACATAAGACAGATTTATATTATATAAAGAGAGGATGTTATGTAGCAGAGCAATCATTTGTAGGTGAAAGTAATCCAGGTAAAGCAATGATATCATTCCCTACACAGGGATTTGGATTTGCTGATGGTACTGAAGAAAATTGGCAATCTCCATACGTTCAAAACTGTACCAATTTTGTTCCAGATAGTATTGGAATGAGAATTGATGGAAGTCGTGCCGGTGGATTTAAATCAATGGTTCTTGATGCATATACACAATATAATCAAGGTGGAATTGGTGTTTCGATAACTAACTTTGGATATGCTCAGTTAGTTTCTCTATTTACTATTTGTTGTGATACTGCTGTTTTCTGTGATAGTGGCGGTGTTTGTGATTTAAACAACAGTAACTCTAGTTTTGGTAATTTTGGACTTGTTTCAAATGGAGCAACTCCATTACAGTATGTTGCAGAGGTAACTTCTGTTCCTGATGTAGATAATATTGATACTCTTACAATTAACGTTGGTGCTGGAGCATCTCAAGAGTTTATTGACTCTGTAAGTCTTCTTCGTTTAAATAAAGATTTTATCGCATCAGAAGTTGTAGGATTTTTAACAAGCACTGATGGTCCTTTTGGAGCTTTAGGTCCTAATTTTGATTACGGTGGATCTTCAAAAGGTAGAGAATTATGTAGGAGAGATTCTAAGATAATTGTAGAAAAAATTGCATCGGATATATTGACTCTTGGTAATGGAAATTCAATTGAGGCAGGACTTTCGTATAGAGATTCTCCTGATGGATCTTTAACTTATCTTGGAGAAAAATCTACAAGACCAGTAGGTTTTGATACTGGATATGTTAAAGATGCTGAAATTGCAGCAATAGAACATATCGCTGGAATATCTACATTTATTATTCAAAATATATCTGTTCCTGATCAATATCAAACAGGTGTTGGAACATTCCCACAGGTTACAGATAACACTAAACTTTACTCACCATTAATAAATGACTTCATAGTAAATAGAGCTGGAATTATAACAAGTATTATTGGAATTGGTACAGATGCAGCACCAGCATTAATTCTTCCAAAAGGTCAAAGACCCTATGATGGACAAATTTCAATCATTGAAACTCAATATTTCTTCGTAAGTTCTATTAAAATTATAGATGGTGGATCTGGATATGATCCAAATGTTCCAATTGAAGTTCAAATAGACCTACCTCCAGATCCTGATTTCTTTGTTCCTGCACAGGCTGTAGTTGTCCCAGAAAATGTAAGTAGTGGTATTGGATCTATTACTGAAATTACTGTTATCGTATCTGGAACTGGATACGAAACAGGTGGTGATCATCCAGTAATTAATATTTCTGCTCCACCTGATCCAAATGGAACTACTGCAACTGCAGAAGTTGTTCTTGAAAAATTATTCTTCAGACCAACAGGATCCACTCCTGTTTCTGCCGGAGGAACAACAAATATAACGTTTGATGAATTCATTACCTATCCAGTTAGTATTGGAAATACTATTCAATTTTTCCAATCAAGTAAAATTATTGCAAGTAGCATAACATTTGAATACATTGGAACTGGTATAAATATTGTTAATGCTATTCCTTCAAAAGGAGCAGTTCCAATCGTAGAAAATGAAATTGTTGCTACAAATGGTGGTCAAGTGCCATTTACAAGCACAGATCAAGGAGGAAACTTCAAAATTAGTGAAGGTATTACTATCAATCAAAATACTGGAACAATTCGTGGTCAAGCATTTAGTAAGAGTTTACAAGCAGAAGTTACTCCCTTAATTATAGCACTTCAACAATAAACAATTATGGCACAATTACCTCTAAATCAATATAGAACAATTGTAGGAACTGTATCAACAATAACAGACCCTCTTGAACCAGTAGGAATTTATACTTCAAAAACTGGTTATACCAGTGTAGTTCTTTATGCACAAGTGGCAAACACTGGAGCAGGAATTGGAACTATAAGATTTTATCACCAAAGAGAAACAAGATCAGGAAGTAATAATATTTCAACAGAAACCACAGAATTACTACAAGATATTCAAGTCCCACCTAATGATGCATTAGTTTTACTTGATGGTAGATTAATTTTAGAAAAAACAGCACTTAGAACTGATAGTCTTAGATTAGTTGGAGTTTCAACAAGTGATCCAAATCATCTAAAATATACTGTTAGTATATTAGAAACTTTAAATCAATAATAAATAAACTTATACAGGGGGATAGTGGAACCCAAAAATGGCAAGATACCTAAGCAAAAGAGTTACAAGAACACCTCAATCAAGATTAACCCCAGATAGATATCAATTTCTTGGGTTAAATCAATCTGAACCAAATTTGGGAGATCCCCCTGGTTTAGATCTACCAATTGGTCAGCAATATATGTTGGTCAGTTTGATTGAAAATCCTGGTGAAAGATTTTGGGTTGCTGTTCCACCTGGACTTATTGAGCTTGGTATTACTGTAAGAAACGAAGGAGATCTTATCGGTGGAAATGCTGGTATTGGATCTATTACTCAGATAAATTTTGTTGGTCCTGCTGTAAATGTAACAGGTTTTGTAACTGACGGTATAGGTATAGCAACAGTTAATATTTCAGCTGTAATTTCAGAAGCAAGAGAACCAGTAGATGCATTCCCAAGGTTTATTGGATTTACAACTGCTAGATCTGGTGTTGCAGTAACAACACTTGATGTCGCTCCAGAAACTTTAGTATATATTCCAAATACACAAAGACTTGGAATTGGATCAGTTATTCCACAATCTGATATTGATCTTGGTGAATCCACTATAAGCATTAAAGGAGATATTTTAGATAAATCTGGTGGTATAGGAACTGATTTATATTTAAAGGCATTAGGAACTGGACTAGGTGTTACTTGGGCTGCAGCAGTTGGACCTCAAGGTACTCAAGGTATTCAAGGTACTCAAGGTATTCAAGGTATTCAAGGTATTCAGGGAATTCAGGGTTTTCAAGGAATTCAGGGTATCCAAGGAGAACAGGGTATACAAGGAATTCAGGGTGGTATAGGACCTCAGGGAATTCAGGGAATTCAAGGTATTCAAGGAATTCAAGGTGATTTAGGTCTTCAAGGTACTCAAGGAACAACTGGAGAACAAGGTACTCAAGGAATTCAAGGAATTCAAGGTGATATAGGTCTTCAAGGAATTCAAGGAATTCAGGGTACTCAAGGAATTCAAGGAATTCAAGGTATCCAGGGTACTCAAGGTATCCAGGGTACTCAAGGTATCCAGGGTACTCAAGGTATCCAGGGTATCCAGGGTATTTTAGGAGTAGGTCTTCAAGGATTCCAAGGTATTCAAGGATTCCAAGGATTACAAGGAATTCAAGGAGAACAGGGAATTCAAGGTATCCAAGGAATTCAAGGAATTCAGGGTACTCAAGGTATCCAGGGTATCCAGGGTATTTCTGGAACTCTTGGTTCTCAAGGAACACAAGGTTTACAAGGATTACAAGGAATAACTGGAGAGCAAGGATTACAAGGAATTCAAGGAGAACAGGGAATTCAAGGTATCCAAGGAATTCAAGGAATTCAAGGAATACAAGGTCTTCAGGGAGTAACTGGCACAGGTCTTCAAGGATTCCAAGGTATTCAAGGATTACAAGGATTACAAGGAATTCAAGGAATTCAAGGAATTCAAGGTACAGGATTACAAGGATTACAAGGATTACAAGGAATTCAAGGAATTCAAGGTATTTCTGGAACTCTTGGTTCTCAAGGAGAACAGGGTATTCAAGGAATTCAAGGAATTCAAGGAATTCAAGGAATTCAAGGTATTTCTGGAACTCTTGGT